ACTAAAATACTGGGGCTGCATCATCAGCCAAGCCAATCTCTCAAGAAGTTGTTCGTTATCAGCATCCTGCATAACAAATTCCATAGGATCAAACAAAGAAGTTTCATCAACATCTATGTTTAACCAAGCGTCTTCCAATATTCTGTTTTGGTCTATCATAATTTTATATTTTTACTCATAATTTTGTCAATGAAGCCATAATCCAAAGCCTGATCTGCATTCAGATACCAGTCTCCATCTTTCATTTTTCTTTTAATGTACGTTTTAACTTTACCAAGCGAATCCTCTCTATCCATAAAGAAATGCCCGTATCGGTGGCATTTTTCTGCATATATTTCGACCATCTTGTTGGTCATCTCTTTCTCTATACGGGCTTCGTTTTGAGAACTAAGGTAATCGCCCGATATTTCGCTAGATCCATAGTGACACATAAAAACACAATTAGGCATTAAAATTCTACGATCTGCCGCCTGTATTATTATTGTACCCATAGAGCATATTTGCCCATATCCCACTACAGTAACCTTGCACTTACATAACTTGATAGCATCATAGACCCCCATTCCAGACCACCAACAACCGCCGATTGTTTGTAGATATATAGTGATAGGATCACTAGATATGTTTTGAAGTATGTTGATATTTTTAGTGAAGTTTTGCACCATACGAAAATCAACACCCGGAGAGTCCGACGTGTCTTCTTTTTCTTGCAGGTAAATAATTCTATTCTCCACATCTATATTAGATGCGTGAATCTCAGAAATCCACTCTTCGCTCTTGCTCATCTGAACCCTCTTTAAAAAGTTCCATAAGACGTTTGAATATACTATTACACATTAAAAACGCATTTTGTTTGCTATCGCAAAACATTACATTGACTTCGTGTCTAATACAAACTTCCATTAATGACTTCATTAGATACTTGCCACTAATCTTTGTTTGGTCTACTACCTTGAATCTTTTGAAATTTGGTAGTGATCTTTTTCCAGCTTTATAATCCGCATAAACCCTTTGGTCCTCTGAGTCTAAAAGACTCATCGGGTAATTCATTACGTCGGACGCAGAAAATTCTAGCAGAAGAAACCGAAAAGGAAAATCATGCATCCTTTCTATCTCATCATAGAAGGCGTGCTTCTTTTTGCCAAAATTATTTGCTATTTCAGATGGGGAGGCTTTTCTCTCGACACAGACAATATCCTCAAATCCTTTGAGTGTGTAGTCGCCCGTGTGCAATGTGCCGATTTCCATTCCATCGCATTTATCGTATGGAGAGAAAAACCACCCATCTTGTTCTCTAGTGTCTTTTATTACTGTGTATTTGTTCATCTTTGTCAGGCTTTAGTTTAAAAGTGTTTATATCTAAATCGAGTTTCATAATTAAATCAATCTCCAACACGGATAAATTTGTTTCTTTTAGTTTGTCAACCGCGTCTTCGGTAATCATTTTTTGTTCCGTTTGATTATTTGTGTAAAATAGTTAATATAATGTGATTCTTTGCCTGTTACTTCGTCATGGCACTTCTTGCATAATGTTATGCCATTGTCTGGGTCATATCTTAATGTACTAGCCGAACTCCATTTCAGTATGTGGTGGACATTCAGCCATACCTTTTTGCCTTTCTTTTTGCACATCTGACATGTGTACTTGTCCCGTTTTAGAACTGTTTGCCGGAATCTTTTGTATATCGGATCGCTGTAATCTCTGCGTTTGGACATCGTGGTCTACCATTTTAAAAGCCAATTGTTCGAAACTAATTTCTGGTTCCCATCCTAGAACTTTAGTCGCTTTAGTTCTGTCGCCCCTTAGATAGTCTACTTCTGCTGGACGATAAAACTCAGGATCAATAAACACATAATCATTCCAGTCCATGATATCGACCCTAGAAAAAGCAGCATCTAAAAACTCTCTTATAGTGTGAGCTTCTCCAGTAGCAATAACATAATCATCTGGACCTGATTGCTGAAGCATCATCCACATTGCCCGCACATAATCTTGTGCATGACCCCAATCTCTGGACGCATCTAAATTACCCAGTCTTAGCTTAGGATAGCTAGAAAGAACTTGATCCGTAACGCCACACTTGAAAATAATCTTGTCTTCAACAAATTCTGTTTTGAAAATCTTTAAATTGTACTCTTTTCTTAAAGACTCTTTGAAGGCGATAAATTTACCAATCCATTTTGTAATCTTTCGTGTCACAAAATCTTCGCCCCTGCGCTCACTTTCATGATTAAACAAAATCCCCGAACTGGCGTGCATACCGTATCCTTCGCGATAAATTCGCACCATGTTGTGGGCCGCCATTTTAGCGACAGCATATGGACTCTGCGGCATAAACTGCGTTTTTTCGTTCTGATACTTCTCCATCTGCGGTTTTGGAGGGCTAGACAGTAAACTAAGCCTAGTGTCTTTCTCGTCGTAATTCTTGCCAAAAAGCTCACTCGTGCTTGCTTGATAGAAACGTATATCAGAACAACGATCACTATGACGAATTGCCTCTAGAATATTCAACACGCCCCCAGCAGTAACGTCCCACGTTAAACTGGGCTGACTGAAACTAGTGCCGACATGTGACTGAGCAGCAAGATTGTAAACTTCGTCTGGTTGAGCGTCTTCTATAATTTTCATTACATTAAAAGCGTCGGTAATGTCGCCTTCGACGATATTAACTTTGGGCAGGATGTGAGAAATTCTTTCGGTGGTATTTACGCTTACGCGGCGAGTAACTCCGGTAACTTCATACCCGCGACCCAACAGCCACTCGGCCAGATAGCTGCCGTCTTGTCCTGTGATTCCAAAAATAAGTGCCTTCTTCATATTAATCCTCTTTTACAGTTTCTGGTGTGAGAAATGGTTGGTCTAGCCCACCACCCTCGTATGTGTGATATTCTGACAAACGTACTTTCTCGGCCTCCATAGCAAGCCGCATCTTTTCCATGTCAATGCCCATCTTTTTGCGAAACTCCGAGTCAGTTGCTATTTGTTTCACTAACGAACCAAACGTTTGTTTACTGTCCTCAATCGCCTTGATTCGCTGCTCTCTGGTTCCTTTAAGATCTTTCAACATCCGCGCCTTTCGGTCTTGGAGATCTTTGTAGTCTTTTGACAACGTTTCTAGCGATGCCTTGAAAACAGCTACCTGTCGCTCCAAATCAAAAACAAGCTCGTTGTCGCGCTGATCAGGAGGCAACTGTTTTTCTTGCTCTATCATTCGCCCATATTCCATAATTTGATCCTGACTGTCCTTTTGAGATTTCAAAACCCTATTCATAAGAATCTCTAGCTTGATAGTGTCAATGATTTGCATTTCTTCTGTGTGAAAAACATCATCACGAAACTGACTCCACATCTTTTTGAAGTGAAATTGAAAAACCTCTATTTCTTCATCGCGGAACTGGTTTTTAATCTCACGATAGTATTCTTTGTGTTTAAGCTCGTTGGCAACCTCGGCCTCTTTCTTTTGTTTTTTAGAGAAGCCAATGTTGTCTTTTATCCACTTTTCGACACTGGTTGGGTCGCGATCAAGTTGTTGGGCTATAGAATCTGGAGAAAGTACCTCGGCTTGCGCCTCGATAAATTCAATCTCCTCTTTAGAAAATCTACCTTTCTTCATACATCTTCTCCGTTGATAATACGTTCTATGACTTCGATGATGGCCGCTTTGCGGCTTTTGGGCAAAGGAGAGCTGCTTTGTAGTTTTAAATAATCTTGTCGTAGTGAGGAGGGAAGTTTACGATCAATCATCTCTAGTATTTCATTTAGATGGGCGTCACTTGCTATGTGGTCTCGTGCACATACATTAAATATATTGTCTAGTGAGAGTGGCTCAAGAAGGTTGCGCTTGCGGTCCTGAAGTTTTTGGGCCGAACTACCATAGTCCATTCTATAGTAATTGTTGCGTTTGAATGTTTTTAAGCGATTGTTTATGTGAGTGTACATAAAGTTTTCCAAGGGGCGGCTGGGGTCATATTTATCTAGCCCAGACACTCCTATTAGAAATGCCTCTTGTTCTATGTCTTCAATATCGTATCCAGAGAAAACATATTTGGGCGCCAAGCGTTTAGATATCTTTAGAATGGTGTCGATCACTGTTTGTTCATCAAGTCCTTCGGGTATCATCATAAAACAGCACCCATGCCTCCATCAAGCTTGTCGATCATGTTGCCCTCTTTTTTGCGGGCTATTTTTTCGTCTTCTTCAGGATCGTTGGGCTCCAGAGAGATCATAGGGGCTAAAACAGACCGTTCGATTAGTTCGGCTGTTGAAAGATTTTTTAGGTCTTCTTGCATTTCTTTTTCTACTTGTTTTTTTAAGTCCAAAGTAGATTGAGCATTGAGCAAAGACTTAACCTTCTGAACAGATGGCTTGTCGTTGTTTTTGTTTTTATTAGACATGGTTTTTATCCTCCTGTATCATTATAGTTTCGGCTTTGATAATATACACATTTTTGTGCCAAAAAGCTACGATTAGTGGCGAGTCGGGGCGGTTTGGGTATGACATATTGATATATTTTGAGTTTGTTGCGTCTACACCACCACCACAAAAGCGATGTCCTGCCGCCACTTGGCAAGGGGATATAAAACCCCCCTATCGCTAGGGGATATAAAACGCCCTTGCTGGTGCTAGCAAAAAAATAAAATAAAACAAAATATCAAAATAGAATCCAAGATATCGCCCCGTGTGACGAATAACTATACAGAAGAAACAAACAACAAACTAAAAGGAAAACAAAATGAAAACGAAACTAACAATTGTCCGAGATAGAAAACAGGTTTCAATGTTTATGCAAACGCAAACTTTAACTTTATGGCAGATAGGAAAAGTTTGGTATATCGGTATCGGACCGGACGAAAACGGTTACAACAAAATTTTCCATCATGGTAGCGAAAAGTATATCAGAAAATTATGGGAAAAAAAATAAGTTTAACTCCAATATTTCACACCGTTTGACGAATAACCATATATAAGAAACAAACAACGAACTAAGGAAAACAAAAAATGATCAAGTCTAAGAAAAACCGAAGCTTCAAAGCAGCTAACAAACACAATAGCGAAACTATCAACAAAAGTTGGTGGAATGACGTTGTGCCACAAAAGATCGAATTCGTTGAATACGTTGTGGAAGAAAACGACAACGATAGCGACGATTATAAATATCCTTGGGAAAAGTAAAAATAGTTCCCAATATATCGGCCTGACCAACGAATAACCATATAGAAAACAAGCAACGAACTAAGGAAATAAGATGACAAAAGTAAATTGTAACCACTGCCAAAAGACTCTTGAGATGATCGACGCTAATTGGGTTTTCATCGACGAAAACAAGCCCGGAACAAAAGAAAACATGGAATATTGCTGCGATAAATGTTTAGATAAAATTGAAGAATAATTCCAATATCATCACACTTCCAACGAATAGTATTATAGAAAACAAGTCAAGTTCACACTAGCTGGAGAAAAGCTATGAAATTCGTAACACTCGCTAAAACCTTCACCACTGTTGATCCTCATCGCCCACTAATCAAGGTGACGCTTGAGAAGGGTACGCGGTACGCTATCCGCAAAGGAAACATGTTTGAGAATGGTGACTACGGTTACAATGGTAAATTCCATCGTGTCCACCACTTCGGATACGCCACTAACCTGATGATACCCTACGATTATCTCACGAAAAAATCTGTGGAAAATCTTAAGAAGGTTTCGATTAACCCTTGACAATCTCCGACAACTAGTTATAATAAGACCATGACAAACAATCAAGGAAATAAAATGGAACGATCAGAATTAATAGCATTAGCTGCACAAATAGTAGAAGATCAAGAATGCCTGTGCGATCTTGATTACCGACTATGTTTAGAATTAGGACACCTTGAAGACGATGAGCGATTCCCCGCAGAATGGGTAGTTTATGAGGAACTGGAACGATTAGGTTACACAGGCGTCTACGAAGATTGACGTAAGTCCTTATGTAGTAACAACTTAGGTCGAGGGGCGCGGCGCTTCGCGACGTAAACCCTTTGGTAGTAAGGACTTACGACGATTTTCCAGAGCAAACGCCGTGCCAATCATCACACTGCAAATCCCGTGCCAATCGGCACACAGCAAATGGCGTGCCAAACGTCTCAGCCTAACTAGGCTGATTATATGTTAATAGTCAGCGACTGCCAGCAAATCGGCATTTCCGGCGCACAGCAAATATCATGCCAAAAGTATTTTAATTTATTTTTATTTTAATCCCAATAATTGACCCGTATCAACGAATAACTAGTAGTTAGTTTGTTTCATTCAAAGGATAAAAATCATGCAAGTCAACAAAAACACCGTTCGATTCTTTCAAGTAGAAACCGCCAGCGAAGGGCATTACCAAATCGACAGTATCGAAGGCGTTTATCGTCACATGGCTAAACACGGCCACACCCTGTATTTCTTCAGTGAGAAGGATATGATGGGAGACGTTACCGTAACAATTCCCGCTCTCGAAGAATCGCGAGAAAACTATCGGCAAGCTAAAAGAAGATATTTCGGAATTTAGTAAAGTTTGCCCTTGACAATTGCCGATAAATAGTATATACTTAAGACGTAACAAACAACAAACAAAAGGTAATAAAATGACAAGTCTAGAAAATGTAACCGCATCGCAAATTGAAGAAATCGCCTCGGCACTAGCCGTTGCCTATGCTGCTGTCAAGTGTAGCGAATCACCAGTGCCGGGTTGGATGGAAAAGGTCGAAAGGGCATCGGCAATCGTTGTCGATCTTCAAATTGATGCCATCATCAAAGAACGTCAAATTGGGTAAGTTTTAGATCAGATAAGGGGAAATAGGATGATGCCAATCTTACTAGCACTTTGCTTATTGTATATTTACACACACAACCGATAAATCGACGTAAACCCTTATGGCGTAACGACTTAGGACGCGGAGCGCCGCCGCCGAAGGCGTAAGTCCTTATGTAGCAACGACTTACGACGATTCATGCGAGCAAATACCGTGCCAAAAAATTTATTGTTTTTTTTTCTCAGATTGACCAGACTTGTCCAAGTCTGTCTCAGCCTAACTAGGCTGATTGTGTATTGATAGCCAGCGACTGCCAGCAAGATAAAATATTTCTAAAATTTTATTAAAGATCTATTGACACTACAGCCGATATGTATATAATAGAGGCATGACACAATCAAACACTTTCTTGAAAGGCTTTGCCATGAATTCTTTTGACTTCCCCCAATGTGACGATTCCGCTGTTTCTTCCGCTGACTGGGCCGAGTACCGGCAGTGGGTCGATTCCGTCGATGCCCGTTGCCCGTCCGATGCTGACATTGCCAACGCGGAGTTGGCCGAGGCTTCCTTTGAATGGTCTGAGGAGGCTATCGAATGGGAGGAGGGTATGCGATGGGATAATCTCTACGACGAAAATGAGTTTTTTGCCACCACTCATTGATGGTCGGCGATTTGCCGTAAGTCCTTATACGGTAAGGGTTTACGACGATGGCCGCCGCCGCCGAAGGCGTAAGTCCTTTGATAGTAAGGGTTTACGTCAATTCTTCAAAGCAAACGGCGTGCCAAAAGTATTTTTATTTATTTATTTATTTTCCTAATGTTTGGTATGATATTTTGCCGATATATATAGTAGGCAAGTCAATAGCAAATAAAGGAAAATCATGGAAAATTTATTAATTAGTATCCCGTTCGTTTTAGTGTGTGCTATCGTACTAACAATCTTTTTTGAAGAAAATTGCTCAAATTAAGATTTTATCTGCGGGCAAACGAAAGTTTTCGCAGTTAAGTATATAGAGAGACAAGTTTTTAAGTTTAAGAAAGAAGAAAATGAAAGACGTAAGATTCTACCAAGTTCAAACCCAGAACGAAGGCCACTACCAGTTTAAGACGTTGGCCGAGGTTTCCCGCCACATGCGAGAGCAGCGGATTGAGTTGTGCGAGTTTGGCGAGCAGGATATGATCGGCGATGTCGAAATTATCGTGCCGCAGTACGCGGAATCTCGCAAGAAATACTGTGAGGCTAAAAAAAGATATTTCGGAATTAAATAAGAAATTTTGTTCCGAGTGACCTAAGGTGTCACACCCCTATGCTATAATGTATGTATGAGAAAGAGAGTTAAAATGATGTACAAAAGAGATTATTACGACCGATTCGATATGATTGAAGAATATTCCAAGCTTGTCAAAAGATCCAAGGTAGAAAACATGAACGAAAAGATTGAACAACTGATTAAAGAGATCGCCCAACTACAACTTGAGATTGAAGAATTAAAAAATGACTAAAAGCCGATTTTATAACGTTGTCATTTATGGTGGCGACACTTCCGGAATCAACCCCGGTCGCTTGCGTGCAATGTTTCGACGAATTGTAAAGGATATGACTAATGGATAAATCAGATTTTTGGGCTTGCCTACTTTTAATTGGCACAATTTTAGTTTTGTTTTTTACAGGAATGGAATACCATGGATAATAAGTACAATGGCTGGACTAATCGGGAAACGTGGTTGGTCAACGTCTGGTTTGGATGTGGCTGGCTAGAATCATCCGACGTTCAATCAACCCGCGAATTTATGGAAGAACAAATCGACCAGCTTGAATCGTGGATTCAGGATTTTATTGATCTGGACGCGATCAACTGGGCCGAATTGGAAGAACACGCGCGAGAGCTGGAAGAATCGACGTAAGTCCTTTGGTGGCAAGGGGTTACGGCTCGGCGCGCCGCCCCGCTCGACGTAAGTCCTTTGGTAGTAACGACTTACGACGATTTATCTGTGAAGATAGGTAGTCTTGCCTTATGCAAGCCGATTGACCTAACGTGTCCAAAACGGCCTGCGGTGGCAAGATTCCCGAAAACCAAGTGTCCAACGAGTCGTAAGTCCTTTGATAGTAACGACTTATAATTTTGCACTTTTCTTTTGTATATAATAAGATGTCGCCCAGAGGGGTGGCAAAAAAGTTCTTTGAAAATTTGGTTTCTTTTCTGATTTTGTTCAAGATTACCCTTGACAATTGACGATAATAATAGTATAATGAGAGCATAAGGCTTACTCACGCCCGCCCGTCTTGAGGCTTAGAATATCAAGCAAGCGTGTGAATCGCCTAGTCCAAGTCTCAGCTATGGCTGTGCAAAACCTTGGCATAGAACCCCACTATTCAAATCGGGGAACGCGAACATGTATAAGTGTGAAATCACTATGCATTATGGTCCATTCTGCGGAATGGGCGGCTATGGTTCCGAAACTCGAATCGGAATCAGCCGCAGCCCCAAGGTTGCTGTCAGCACGGCTGAGCAAAACTATCGCCTACCATACTGGCGAAACGCTCAGCGTCGGACTTGGAACGAATGTTCTGAGACCGGCCACTGTGGTGGTGGTGTTCCGATCATGCGTCACTTTCGCCTAATGAAAAACGGCGTAGTGATCAAAGATCTTTGGGACTAGCCTAGTGCTGTGACGGTAGCTGGCAACT